TCTCCTCGCCGTCTGCGGCTACCTCCTCGATGGGTTCCGGCTGGGTGTACTTGCGGGCAGGAATATCGATTTCTGCCACATAGCTGCGGCCGGCAGCTGCGCCGATGACCAGCTCGCCATAGCTGTCGTAGCACACATCGATGTGAACGTCACGGTCGTCCTCGCGCTTGGCGAGGTTGATGGTCAGGTCATCATCGAAGCAGATTTTGTTCTTGACGACCTCGTAGGGAATCTTGGTGCCGGAATTTTTCTCGATAACGGTCATTTCAGAGTACCTCCGATTGCGATGTATTTGATGGTGGCAGACTTTGCGGAGCCGTTGTAGGCCAGCTTGAAGCCGTTGACCAGCTTCTCGCTGACCTCAATATCCCCGACCGGACCATCGGATTTGACCAGTTCGGTCATAACCAGATAGCTGGTGCTGCCCATGTTTTTGCCCAGCGACACGCTCTTTTTGGAGTTGTTGCAGGGATAGGTACGAGCATTGGTCAAGTCAACGCTGCCGGACACAATCTGCCACGTGTTGTCGATGCCAGCAACCGTTTCGTCCAGCTGCCAGCCACGCTGCCGAACCTCGTTGAGCAGCATACCGAATGCAGCATACAGGTCCCACACGCCCGCCTCGATGTTATTGAAATGTGCCTGATCCTGAGGGGTGCCCTGCTGCATCACCTTGCCAGCGGGAGTGATGGTCCATGTTCCGTCATGGTTGTCGGTGATGACGTACAGACCGGGCTTGTCCGTTACATGGTCAAGCCATACCGTTTTTGCGTACACGGTCATTCCTCCTTTTTCTTCTCGGTGAACGTGAAGTCAAACCAGTCTGACCTGTTGAGATTTTGATGTTTACGTCCTCGTGCGCCCAGACCTGATTGTCCGAGTTGAGCAGTTCCACACGGTTCACCGTAATCTCGCCCAGCCCGGTGATGGACACTCTGGCGCGGACAGTACCATCAGCCAGAATGTCGATGCCGGAAAGCGGAACGGTGTAGTAGGTCGAGCCGACACGGAAACGCGCACAGGCAATGCGCCGTTTGAGATAGCCCCGCAGGTCTGCGAAGCCAGCCGAATCAATCATGCTGCTACCTCCTTAAAAATTTATTCCCGGTGCGCTGCCGCACACCTTTGCGATGTAGGAAACGCCGAGGCCGGATTCCTCGGCAACAAGCCCTCCGCCTGATGTACCGCCGGATGTGGCGGTTGCCGGATGCAGACCAGCTGTCAGGTCGCCGGATGCCGGGGCCGCGTATGTTCTGCTGCCGTCTGCGGTCTGCACAACAACATACCCCGCATCATCGAAGCCCTGCGTGGCCGTCTCCGGGTAGGTTCCAGCCAGTTTCTCCGGCGCATAGGCTCCACCATTGTCCACCGTCAAAACCTCGATTTCCGAGGCGGCAGTGCGGCCCTGTGTGGCCGTGGCCGGGAACGTGCCAGCGTCAAGCTGCCCGGTGCGGGGGTGAGCGTAGCTGCCGCCGAACTCGTCCGTAACGATGATGATATTCCCAGCGGAGATGCCGCCCTGTGTGGCCGTTTTGGGGAAAGTGCCGCAGCGGCGCACCGCATACACGATATAGCCGCTGCTGGTCACGATCTCGATGCCGAACGTGCTCTGGTAGTACACACCATCGTTGTGCGACCGCAGGCTCTTGTAGTAGCCGATGGCCCACAGCACACGTTCGGTGCTGACGTAGGACGCATCGGAGCCGCTCATGTCCAGCATGACCCGGAAGTGGTACGGCTCGCCGCCATACTGCCACCATTCCTCCAGCCGGGAGCCGGGATAGATAGCCCGGATACCCCGCAGCACAGCCCCGGCGGTTCCCCGGTGACGATGGATGTAGGGCGCGGACTTGATGGTGCGCCGCTTTGCAGCGAGGTCGTAGTCGTGGTCGTACCAGTCTACGGCGAAGTCCTTTGCCAAAATGTCCAGCAGGTCTTCCGGCAGCTGGTCGATGCGCGTGTAGATTTGACCGAGGTTGATTTCATCCAACCGCTGCTCCAGCACGTTGGCGATAGAGTGCGCCAGAGCAACCATTTTCGGGTCTTTCTGGAGCGCAAGCGGGAAAGAATCCATCATCCGCTCGGCGGTCAGGCCGTTATTCATCCTCGTACCCTCCGCTCTTCACCGCGACCGTGCCCACCTTTGCTACCTGCGGCACCTTGTCGGAGGTCAGGTCAACGGACGGTTTGCCATCTTCCAGCGGGGTAAAAACGGGCTGTTGCAAGTCCACGCGCTTGATGCCAACTTCCAGCAGCAGATACCGCAGCTTGTCCGGGTTGATATCCCGGCCCATCTTGCCGGACTGCCAGCGGATGTACCGCTGCACAGCCTCATTCACGCCGGACTGAGCTTCACTTGCGGAAATGCTTCCGTCACGGGTCAGGTAATAGGT